CAAGTATTTACTTATTACCATAATGAGCCTCTAATTGAGAGGGCAATATCTAAACGTGTTAGTTTAATGTTCAAGAATGGTTGGAAGATAGTAGGTAAGGATAAGAGCCTAGTAAAGCAAATCAATGAAAGGTTTTTTGAGAAATGCTTGATTAGTGGTAAGACTCCTACTAGTTTTCTTATTGAGTTATGTGAATTATTGCTTAGGTATAGCAATGCATTCATTTATAAGAAAAGAGTAGCTTCTGAAGAAACCAATGAATCGGGTGTTGTTTATAAGGTTGGTAAAAAAATAATTAAACCTACAACTACTTACCAACTTATAAGCCCGCTTGTGATGAAGCCAAAATTAGATAAAGATGGCAGAATCATTCAATGGCTTCAATATTCTGTTGATAAGTCCAGAGAAGTTGCTAAATATAACCCGAACGATATAATTCATTTGCATATGAATAGGGAAACAGGGTTTATATTCGGTAAGCCAAAGATTTTATCAATAGTTCAAGATGTTGATGCTCTTAGAAGAATAGAAGAAAACGTGCAAATGCTTATTGCTATTCACTTGTTTCCTCTGTATCAGTATATAGTAGGTACTGAAGAGCGTCCTGCAAAAATTCTTCCCAACGGCACAACGGAAGTAGATGCAGTTCAATAAATGGTAGAATCTCTTCCTACTCAGGGCGTTATTTTTACACCAGAGCGGCATAAAATTCAGGCAGTATCCACAGATAGTGTTATGGATGTAAACCCATACCTGAGTTATTTTAAGAATAGATTGTATACTGGTTTGGGTGTTTCTAGTGTCGACATGGGCGAAGGCGATACTTCTAATAGAGGGACAGCAGTTACTATTTCTCAAGCATTGAAAGATTCAATCGGCTTTGATCAAACACTGATTTCTGAAATGCTCAACGCTACAATACTTAAGGATATTATTTTAGAAATTCCAGGGACAAAGAACGAACTTGTTCAGTTATTAATGAGCACCAACTTCAGATTCTTAACTATTGATGTTGATGAGAAAATAAAGAAAGAAACACATGCTCAGGCTCTATATAATTCTGGGGCAATTTCCCACAATGAGATGAGAGACGCCGTTAACCAAGATCCTTGGGTTAGTGAGCAAGATCTTATTGATAATACTACGACTGGAATTAAGTTTAAATTCCAAGTTGTGTTGGCAGAGCTAGCAGCCAAACTTAAGTCGCAAATGACTACAGCTTCGGCTGGAGGTACAGAACCGAAGACCTCTGCAGCTAAATCCTCTGCATCCACTGAAAGATACACAAGTAACATACTTAGGCCCGAAAATGCACAAGGAAAGAAGCTTGATCCTAAAAGACTTACCAATAGTTTGGATTGGTCGGCGTTTGGCCTAGATGCGGAAACTGATTCAGATAAGATTAACACAATCTCGGAATGGCTTATAGAAGAGATAGATAAGATCTTTTTAACTTAAAATTCAAATTTTGAATTTTATCTAGAATCTTTTTAAATTACTATACTATGAGAGCGTACACTTTGTTGTACGCTTATTTTTTATGGAGGGCGAGATGGCCGATAAAATTATATTACCAAGTTTTATGGATACGATTGAAGCGGAGTTGAACAAAGATGATGCCAACCTTGCGTGGAAGAACTTTAAACAACAGGATAGTTCTAATGTTGTTAGGGGCCTTTATGTAAAGGCAGTTGCTACTCACGCAGATAAAATAATTAATGGTCGTATATATGTCAGAGATAGGGTTGCTGCTGGTAGCCAGACATTTATAAAGCCATTTCCTAAGCCAGTTTCTAAACAACATTCTGATGCAGATCCAATTGGTAGGGTTATAGAGCAAAAGTTTATTGATACAATTGATCTGTTGGGGCCTAAGTTTTACTCATTTAAACAGCTTACTTCTAAAGTACATCGGGATAAGTACATAGATTTTTTAGCTGATAACGTTCTTTTTAAAGACAATAATTTAGGCACCGGTTACATTGAATTAGGTATGGACATCACAGATAAAGAAGCAATTGAAAAAGTTATGGATGAACGATACCTTACAATGTCAATTGAATTTGATACAGATCACTATTATTGTAGTGCTTGTTATGCCGACTGGAAGGCTGGGGAAGTGTGTGAGCACCGGCCAGGTCAGGTTGTTGAGGAGCGCCCTGTTTTCAATATTACAGATAAGTTGATTTATAAGGGTATTGATTTTGTCAATAAGCCTGCCGACGACGGTTCAATTGTTATTCATAAGGGCGAAAAGCCGGCGCATGTTGATGCCTATGTTTTACGAACTTATGAAGATAAAATGACTTATTTTAAAGATCACCTGGAGGATTTTAGTATGTTTAAACAACTATTAGAGGGTTTAAAGGCCGGAGAGAAAATTAGTATAGATTCCCTTTGGGAAGCCGAAGATTTTAATAGCTATGAGCTTTATAAATTTCTTGGTATTGATGAGAAGCATCAATTAACAGAAGAGGGCTACGCCGCACTACCTAAATCTAAATATTGTGGTTTTGGTAACTCGTTGCCAATTGTGGACTCTGTTCACTTTAATGCCATTAAAGAGTTTCTTAAACTATTTGGGCCTAGTGATGGAGTTAGCAAGGTTCGCAATCGTGCTTACTATGAAGCACAAAAACTTGGACTACTTCCTTCTTCTGAAGTAACGATTGAGTTAGCTACCGGTGCTGACAATGCCAATGAAACTTGGTCTATTAAATCAAACGACGATGTAGCTAAACTTTGCCATAAGCTGTGGGAAACAAACATTGATTCTGAAATACCAGAGCAAGTTAAACAGAGAATGCTGATCCTAAATCTAGATGCCGAAGAGCTTAAGAATCAGTTTGTTGAACAAAAAGCAGCCCAAGACAGTGCTGAGGTCGAAGAGACCAAAACAGAAGAGGAAACAAAGGAAGAGATAAAAGAAGAGATTCAAGAGCAAGCCGATAGTGCTGAGCCCAAAGATGATACTGAACAGAAAAAGGAAACTTCTGTAAATGATTTGTATACTATTTTTACGAGTTTGGGAGAAGACCAGCAATGTGAGTTTCGCTCTTTGATAGGAATGGATTCCAATATTGTTCAGCTTGAAGATAAGATAGGGGCCCTTCAAGCTGAGTTGGAAAAAACAAATAAAGAGCTAGAAGTTCTTAAAGCAGAGTATGAAAATAAAACAAAAGAGATTTTGGATTACCATTCTGCTTTAGCAAGCGCTGTTGTTGACCTAAGGATGATTTCAAGGAAACCTGAAACAACTAAGGACAATTACTCAAGAGAAACAGCAACGAAAGAATTTGCCGGTAGAACAAAAAGCTCATTAATCGATTCTTTGAAGGATTTAAGATCTGAACTTTTCGATCCCTCAGATGAAGGGGCACCTGAAGAGACCGGAAAAGATGCCGTTGTTGCCAAAGTTAAAGAAGGGCTTGGTAATGCGGTTGATCAGAGTGAATTCTTTAAGATTTTTAGACAACGGAATTATTAATTCTGCTATGGAGGATTTAAATGGCTAGAAATACTTACGGACAGTATACCGCAACTTCACTAACACCTGTGGGGCGCGGTGAAACAACTCCTGGCGTTGAATTGTGCGAATCAGTAGTGCCCTGGATTGGTAGTAGAGCACTACCGGCTCCATGGCTCCCCATTAAGCGTTGGGATGAGCATGCCAAAAGCGGCGTGGTTATCTCAGTAGGTGTGGCTGTTGGTTATGATATTAATGGTTATCTTGTTCCCGCCGGCATGGTTGGGGGCACAACCACAGTTACTTATACTTCTTATGACGTAGATATGGGCGTCATCAACGTTGCGGACGGAGAGCCTGTCGAAACTGGTGACATCGGAAGTGTAACAGTTCCTTCAGGTCTATTGGGAGGCACTAGCGGGGTTATTCCTGTTGGTTTTGCTTCTTATAATTATTATCAACATCTCGGTGGGTTTACAGCTACTGGTACATATGCTTCTGATTATGGGTATACAGTAGATAATGACAATCCCATCAAGTATAGACTACACAACACATCTAAAGAAGATCTAGTTGCATTTACTTGTGACTATGTAATTGAAGTACCTTGGATTGGTACGGCTGAAGATTCTATCTCTGGACTAACTACTAAGGCTTTGTCCTATGCTCACGCATATGGCACATTCTCTTATGGTGGGTTTGTGAAGGTCGATGCAAAGGGTATGTATATTCCTTCAACTACAAATTATGATAATTTGTTTGTTGGTCAGGTTCTTGGTTACAGAACATACCCTGCTGACGCTCTAAACAGAGTAAAGACGGCGTATGAAGGCGCGACTAATACTAGCTGGTCAATGCCCGGCAGTGCTACTGGTGGTGTGCCGAGAGCTATTCATTTAGCTACTGATGGCGCTTACTATGGCGGAGATACAACTTCTCGTGCCTGCACCAGCATAATCATTAATTTCCAGAAGTAATGGAGGGGTGTATAATTATGAACGGCAACTTTAAAGACTACGAGGATTATCAGAATCAGTACGCCCAAATGAAGCACATCTGGGCAACCAACGGGTTCGATTTTGATCCCGTTGATAAGCGGCCCCTTCCGAAGCGTCTGTCCCTGAAGGATACTTTGGCATTACCTAATGCCACTTTTTTGATTCCACAGGTATTGACTGAGTTTGTGAGAGAAGGCATTGAACCTCTTCTAGTTGGTCCTTCGCTACTGCGGAGAATTGACTACAAACCAGGCATGACAATTAGCTTCCCCGCCATTGGCGGTATGGCTGCTGCTGATTTGGCTCCTGGACAAGAATTTCCGGAATACGGGCCAGACCTGGCCGGTGCTGAACAGACAGAGATCAAGATCTCCAAAAGCGGTCTTGCTCTCAAGTTCCTAGACGATCTAATCGAACAGGATAACTTTGGTCTTATTAGACTTTGGGTTCAGCTTGCTGGTAATGCTTTGGCTCGGCATAAGGAAGTCAAAATTTTCAACTATATCGATGCGTCTGGTGTAACACTTTACAACAACGCAACTACTCCTGCTACCTATGAAACACCCATGATTGGTAAAACAACTGGTCGTAATGCTGCTGGTGCTTTCAATGGTACTCTAACCCATGACGACTTCTTCGAAGCTGTTGCTTTTGGTATGTCTCAGGGTTATGTGTATAATACAGTTCTTATGCACCCATTGACTTGGTCAATGTGGGTTAAGGACCCCTATATGCGGGCGTTTGCTCTGCAGGCCGGCCGTCCAGACTTCTTCCAGAATTGGACCGGCAACCGCGCAGTAAAGGGCAATAACTGGAATGATCCTATCCAGGAACTCGGTCCTACCGCTCCTGGTCAGAATGTGACATATGGTTCAGAACTTTCAACCATGCCACAGTGGCTGAACACTGCTCCGCAGTTCCCCAGCTACTTCCCATTCCCGATGACAATAATTGTGTCACCGTTTATGCCTGTTACAGAAACAACAGATTCCTACGGCAGCAAGATGAAGTTAACTGACATCATCCTGTTTGACCGCAGCAATCTTGGTGCTCTCATTGTGAAAGATGAGATTCAGACAGCTGAGTGGAAAGAACCTTTCCGCGATGTTACCAAGATGAAGATTTGGGAATCTTACGCTATCGCTATTTTGAATCAGGGCCAAGGAATTGGCGTACTACGCAATATACGCGTTGATTCTAACCAGCTTGTACTACCTGCTCAGACAACACTCGATGTCTCTAGCATCCTAGCCACTACTGGTTGGACAGGTTTCGCATAAGTCTAACTAACTCAAGTTAATATAAAAGGCGGCACTAGTTGCCGCCTTTTTATTTTGAGTATACTATTCTTTTGACCCCAAAAGGTAGGAAAAATAGATGAGTTTAACCATTGTATCAAATTCCCCAGCAGACGGTGCAGTAGATGTTGTACTAAGAACAAAGATAACAATAACTTTTAGCGAGGCTGTTTTACCAGCATCTATTAATGACGATACTGTTGTTGTGTATAGTGCTGGCAGCACCGTCTACCGAGATATTGGTGGTAGCCTGCCTTATGACGCGGATAGTGTATCCGATAGTTATTTAGATACAGATTTTGTTGAAGGTACTTTAACAGTTACTGGAGCAATTGTAGAATTTACACCCGATAAGCCATTTAAAACAAACACAGTTTATACGATACTGGTGGCTGGTTTTGATACTAGCATAGAAGATTATAAATATGTTGAGGCTACTGGTGGTGACTTTTTGTCCGAGACCGTTAGATGGTCTTTTACAACAGGGCAACTTGATATTGCTACTCCTCCTGATTCTGCTGTACCAATAGATTATGATTCTTTGATTGAAGCAATAAGCGAATTAGAAGACTCTTCTGTATCTTCGACGGCAACAGTATCAGTTAGTCCAACTAACGGTTCTTATGGAACAATAATAGTTAATGATACTTTATTTACATTTACTTTTGATAATGATGTAGATTTGTCTAGTGTGGATGCTTCGGTTTATGTAACTGATTATGATGATCCTCAACGAAGACAGTATTCTATACCAGTTAAATTTGAATTAGAGGGCACTAAAATATTAAGGGTTAAAATGGTGTAAATATGTTTAAACAATTAATACGTGATTTAATTTCTTATTATGCCGATTATATTATTTTAGTTCTTTTAATGATTATGTTCTTTTTTGGCTATACGTTTACACCTGGGGACAATACGTTTTATGAAAGAATTTTAGATACATTGATTGGTGCTTTCCTCGGTGTATTTAGATCTTTGCATGGTAGAACGAATAACAAAGTAAACGGTGATTTGGCTAATAGTGCAGCAATTGTTAAAGCTAAAACTAAATCAAAGCCAACTAAATCAAAGCCAAAGACCGCGGAGAATTCATAATGATTGTTACACTTACAGCAACTTTTGTTCCAGATGGTGGTTACTACGGCATAGAAATGGATGAAGTGGTTTTAGAAATAGATAATTTCTTAGGAACTACTTTAGCATCTTTAAGTTTAACTGGCGGAACTATAACTGGTGGATTGAATTACTCTGGAGTTCAGTATACCGTTGATTACGATACCGGCGGCGCTCTTGGTCCATATCTAACAACAGAGTGGACTGGTTATTATGATGACGATGTGTATTCAGTTACTGGTAAAGTTCCACTAATTCCGGACAATACTAAAGTGTGTATTGTATTTAATGGCCCTGTATTAGATACTGACGGCACAACAGCAATACCAAAAAGTACCACATATTGCTATTCTACTGGCTTTGATCCATTCTATATATCTGTAGATTACTTTAGGTCGTCTAGTTATGATTTATTTACATCAGCAACAGACCTAGATTTAGCAATGGAAATATGGATGGCCTCTAAAGAGGCCGATGCAGAAACATTCTGTGATCCTGACCCCGACAGTGTGGAATATCCTTATTTTGAATATGCAAGACAACAGTATGTTTTGCTTAAACCCCTCGTACGTGGTATTCAATATATTTTATCTAGTGGCGCCAATAGCGTGACTAAACGTTTGGCAGATTTAGAAATAAGCGTTGAACGTGGTTCTGGAATGAGCGTTAGAGATGCTTTTAAAGACTGGGCCACAATGCTTAAAGATTTAAGAACAGTATTAAATAGTTGTGGTGAATTGTCTGCGGGGGCTAGTGTAGGTATTCAAGTTGGTAGGATTGCTAATGATTATGATTGGTCTAAGTTTGGTCGATATTTCCAAACATACGTTCCTGCATTAGGTATGGACTTTTATCCAATACCTGTTAAACACAACCACCTATTTACAGAC